TTGCTTATCCTGATGGTGTTGAGCCAAATCAAAAGGGTCAAGTTGCCACAGGACTAAGAGAAAGTGGAACTGCTACATCTTTCGATCCAGTAGGTATTTCTAGTGAGATTGATTCTGCAAGAGAGTTCGACGAACATTCTAAAATGTCTAAAGATGCTGATGCACCACGTTATCCTGAGCAATCTAGTGATCGGGTTACATTCCCTGCAGATCAGAAGCCTTTAAAAAATGTTAAACCAATTAAGTACCCTGCAATTACAACAATAGCAAGGTTTGATCCTAAGAACCGTAAATACACGCAGTTTGGTTACACTGAAAGCAAGAAGCCTGAACATCTCACACCAGCACAAAAGAAGGAATACAGGAAGCAGGGGCTTAAAGTACCAACTAAAACAGCAGTCGTAGTACACCCATTCAGCCAGATGAAGTCTGGATTGGTACAATGGGATAAATATAAAAGACCTGATCTAGAAGTAGCACCTGGTGAGAAACTAACTACAAAAGATTGGGAAGTTGATATGGGAATAGATAAGGGAGGAGGAGAACATTATTCTGCACATACAGATGAATTTCTGGATACACAGCAACAGGCCCTTAGAGATGAGATAGCAAAACCTGGCAAAAAAGGGGAGCTTCCTCCTACTGCTATAGCAAGAAAACCCTGGTTGAATCCAAAACTAAAAGTTGGTGATACTAAGAAAACCACTTCAACTACAACTCTTGAAGATGCACTCTATGGGGATTCACAGAGTATAGAAGTAGATCATGCAACTGGTGAGACATATAAGACATCTTCTGCAACCTCACCTCATAATGTTGGAGATGCAATACCAGCATACAAACATGGTGATCCTGAAACCATAGGCAAGAAAAAGAGGAAGGAATCTAATGTACGCAAACAACAACGTAGATTAGAGAACCTGAGAACTGAAACAAGTCATATTGAAATAAAACATAATAAGAAAACAGGTAAGGAATACTTTGTCTTGAAAAAGAATCCAGGTTATGAAGATTTGTCTATTCAACAAGAATTTGATAAAACAGCAGCAAAAAGGAAGGCGCAAGGCACAAGAGCAGAACAAATTGAAAGGAACTATGTGCGGTTTCGTAACAAATCCATTAAAGACCTTAATAAAAAACAGATAGATACAGAGATTAAACATCCTAAAGTTGATGAATGGGGCCGACCTGTTCCATTAACAGATAAAGATCATGGTCCAATGAAAAGGACTTTTGTGCTGAAGAAACCAAACACGGCAGCAAAGACTCCGAAAAAGACTACAGGAAGTTTAATTCAGAAAGCATTTGGAATTAGCAAAACTGGTGCTAAAGTTTTAACTCCTCTTGCATTACTTGGATTAACCCCTTGGGTTGCAGAACAAAATCTAGAGGCAGCAGAGATTGACGATCCGACTGCAAGTCAACGTATTCAAGAGAATTTATCAGTCTTCTTTGGATCAGACAGATTCATTAGTGGAGTAAATAAACCACCTGGCTATATACAAAGCCTAGTAAAGCATGATATACCTGCAATGAGGAAATTTGGAAAAAGTACAGGCGACTTTAAGCCAATTAAAGGTGCAGGAGGACCAAATACACCATATGCAAAGTTAAAGGCATGGATGTTCAGTAAACCAAAAACTACATTGCCTTATAAATCTGATATGGCAACTAAAACTGATTGGTAGGATATGAGTAAAACAATTGATTGGCTCAAGACAGTTAAGCCAAAGTATAAAAAAGGGAAAGCATCTGTAAAAGTTAAAGATGTGCCTAGTTCAAGCAAGGGACTTACTTTTAAACAAAGACTAGCTCAAGCTAAAAAACGTCTCAAAACAACAAGAGCAAATGCACCAAAGGTGAATCCCACAAGAAAAGAAATTATGGCTAAGCCCGAAGTGGGAACTAATAAACCTGCTTGGGGATCAGTAAGATGGGGGATCATTGAGAATCGTGCCAAATACAAGATGAAAACTGATAAATGGAAAGATATACCAGAAGGAGAGTTAGGTGATAGAGGTAAAAAAGGCAAACTAGTTGGGAGAACAAGACAACAAGATGGTGCCAAAGGATTTACAAGTGGTCAAAAAAGAGTTTATGAAAAAACAGATCGGCCATTCTGGAGAGACTTTTATACAAATGAGGTTATTACAAATCCAGATAATATTGAGATAGACCATCTCATTCCAATTACAGAGATGAGGAAACGTGGTGTGCTTTTGAACCAAAGGAAGCAAGAGTTATTTGGTCAATACTTAAAGAACCTAGTTATCACGAAAGGAGGACTAGAGGGATCTAACCAAAAGAAAAAGGGATCGCCTTTAGGTAAATTCCAGGCAGAACATAATCCTGAGAGATATTCACGAAGATACCATGAAGTCTTAAAAGATTTTGGTGGAGTTATGTCACATGGTGAAAGAAGGCAATATAAAAAAGATACAGGTGAAGAACCGACTATTGCTTCACAACATGTTAGAGATGCACAAAGGGGAGAGCATGTATCAGAGACCCAGTATAGACATGATGCAGTTAAAAAACGTATGAAGGCTAAAACGGCTCAAAAATGAATGTTGCAGTAAAAGCACTAAAGATTGCAGAAGCAATTATTGAAACAGAAGAGACTAATAAGCTCCGTACTTATAAGCCTTATGAGTACCAAAAGCGGTTTCATAATGCAAAAGATATGAAGGGTCGCCTTGCGAGACAGAGACTCCTCATGGCAGCAAACAAGACAGGAAAGACATTCTGCGGTGCAGTTGAATTATCATTTCACTTAACTGGACTATATCCTAAGTGGTGGACAGGAGCCAAATTCCAACGACCTGTTACTGCATGGGCTGCTGGTAATACTACTGGTAATACTAGAGATATAGTACAAGCAGAGTTATTGGGAGAGCCTGGTGATCCAGAGGATTACGGCAAGGGTACAATACCAAAAGACCTCATAGTGGGGCAGCCTCAACGATTGCCAGGTATCCCTAATGCATACCAGAATGTAATAATAAAACATGCTTCTGGTAAAAACTCTAAACTTATGTTTAAATCATATGAGCAGGGTAAGATGCAATGGATGGGTAAAGCTGTAGATGTTGTCTGGTTGGATGAGGAACCTCCACAAGACATATACTCTCAGGCACTTCGTGCTTCTTTGAAAACAGGAGGGTTAGTGTATATGACCTTTACACCTGAAACAGGAATGACCCCAGTGATTACCCAGTTTATGACAAAGCTAGGTAATTCACAGGCATTGTTCTCAGCGACATGGGATGACGCACCTCATTTAGATGAGGGTATCAAGGAAGAGATTTTGAGGGCATTGCCTCCGCATGAAAGAGAAATGCGGTCAAAAGGAATACCAATATTTGGCTCAGGTATGGTCTTTCCTAATGTAGAGGAACAAATAGAATGTGAACCATTTGCAATACCTGAGTATTGGCCTAGAGTTTGTGGATTAGATTTTGGATGGGATCACCCTACTGCTGCAGTTTGGCTTGCATGGGATCGTGATACAGATACAGTATATGTTTATGACTGTTACAGGCAATCTGCACAAACACCTGTTGTCCATTCTGCTGCAATACGAGAAAGAGGGAAATGGATACCTGTTGTATGGCCTCATGATGGATCACAACATGATAAAGGATCAGGACACTCACTTGCAGATATATATCGGAGACAGGGTTTAAATATGATGCACACTCACTTTACTAATCCAAGAGGTGATATTGCAATAGAACCTGGTATCATGGATATGCTGCAAAGAATGGAAACTGGTCGTTTTAAAGTTTTTAGCTTCTTAAGAGAATGGTATGAAGAAGTTAGAATGTACCATCGTAAAGATGGCAAAATAGTAGCGAACAATGATGACTTGATGAGTGCAACACGATATGCTTGTCAGTCATTAAAGTTTGCAACTACAGGGAAACCTACACATCGTAAAAGGAGAGCTGTTGGGGCTGGACCAGGCGAATGGAATTACTTTCCTGTTGATAAACCTACAAGAATATTTGCATAAGGAGATAATGTGAAAATATATACAGAAATTGTTTATACATGGGATAATGACAAAAATGAGTTGGTTGAAGAATCTTCTAAATCATTTGAATATGAAGGTGAAATAACCCAATGCCATACAAGGAAGGTACCATATACAGGTGTGAATATCCCTCATGCTCATGGCGGAGAAGCAGGGAAAGTAACAGCAGAAGTTACAAAAACACAAGATAAAGCTACTGGTTGGGCTAAGAGGAATAAGATGGATAAGCCTGGTGGTCTATATAAGAAATTTACTGATTGG